GATGGTTCCTGAACCAGCGGTTTCAACGTCTCGTGCAGTGCTGATGCCGTCTGCCGATGCAGTGAAAATTCCTAGCCATTGACCAGTGCCGTTGCCCTGCATTGCAGCTGCTTCCTCTTTAAGTCGCACGCTGTAATCCAATTCCTCAGCTAGCCACTGCTCGACATCGATGACCGATTGCTCGATGAGCAGTCTGGAGTTTGATGTTTTGACAGTCACTCGGTGTGGCTTGAAATCTCGCTGGCCAGTAGTGACGCTGGTTGCGATGGCTGTTTCGGTTTCGCCCTGCCAGTAACTGGTCGCTCGGTTGGTTTGCCGTGGGACAGAAACGTTGCCTCTGATGGTTTGCACGCGGCTGATTTGTCGCATGAAAATCGGATCGTTGACAGGTTTGATGATTTCATTAAGAATCACCGTCGGGACCAAAAATCCGCCAGCAGTGTTTGGATTGACCTGTTGGTTTGCTCGGATGTTCGACACCTGGCTGCTGTCGCCTCGCAGGTACTGTCGCCAGCTGCGGACAGCTGCGTCCTCGACTTGTTGACTGTTGTTAGCGCCCATGACAGCTGGACCATTTGCTGGCGCCATCATAAATGACCGTGCGGACTCAAGCTCTGCTCTGAGTTCCAATTCCTTTTTCGCATCGAGCATGTCGTTTGCTGCTTGGTCAAATCGTGCTTCTACGTCAGCTGGCATCGCTGCCTTGCCTTCGTACTTTGCACGAGTTTCATCCAAGAAACTGACAGCATTCGCGAGTTGTTGATTTAGCTCGTTTACTGATTTCATTTGATGTTCCTCAATCTGGCAAATTTTTCCGCCTGTCGCTCCATGGCTGTCGGCGCGCTGGCAGCCTCAATCAGCTGGTCCAGTGCCTCGCGCAGCGCATACAGCTTCTCGATGGAAACTTTGCCCAATGTTTTGTTGTCGCTCGACCGCAGCTCGAAAACCTCGGTCGCTCTCTTAGTTGCTGCATCGACTGCATCACGAGCAAAATCGATTTCATCAGCCATGGACCTGCCAGCATGAGCAGCTCCAAAATCTTGTCGGACGGCTGTCGCCTCCGAATCAGGTACGGCAGGAAAATTGACCTGCGACACCTCGAAAATCTTTGCCAGTCTGACCAGCAGATAGCATTCACGTTGGCATTTGCGGATGTTCTCCACATCGAACTGGTTCAGGTCCATGCCCATGCTCGCCGCCATTTCAAGCAGCGCGTCGCCGTTCTGACATTCGACATAGTCGCCGATCGTAAACCCGATGGACAGACCGACCCTTTTCCCAGCAGCCAGACGTTCCATGGCGACCGTTCTCGCATCCTGTGCATCACCTGTCGTGTGGTAATCCACCTCGACCTCGACACCTGTGCCTGTGTCTACGGCCGACCGAATGTAGCCAATCGCCAAATCGTCCGCATCGTGTGCAGCCAGAAATGAACCGTTCGCGACGAAATCAGGCAGTGCTGCTGTGGCGGACCCTGGCGCGAAAACAGTGTTATAGCTGTCCAACTTGCCGTATGCAAGTGCTGTCCCTTTGAGGCCGCCTTTTGATTCGACCGCATCGTCCATGCGTAGGTCAAACTGTCTGTGCTGAATTTTTGCGATGTTCATTTGTCTGCTCTCGTTTTCTATGATGTAATTATAGGCAGATGTAAACCATGGAATCGCAGACCGTCCTCCCCATAGCAGCGCAGCCACATACGCTGGACTGTCCTCAGGCTCGTCTAGGAATCGTGCGTTCCGCGCCCACCACCGATAACCCTTCCTGATTTTGTTCTCTGTCTGGATTTCACCAGCTGCCATCGACCTGGCTTCCTTGATGGTCGCAGGTTCCAGACCATCGCCACCCAGACCTTCCTCAAATAGCTGCAGACCTCGCTTGCATGCGTTCTGTACGGATTTTGGCGGATAGAAAATATCTGGCATGTTAGACCTCAAGTGTGACTGGTTTTATCGTCTCGACCCTTTCTCCATTATGAATGAATGAGAGATGACACTTACAGTTTCCCAGACATGGAGTGTCACAGCTGCCTGGAGTCGTGAATAGATCGTCGCGGAAAAATGGCGACATGCCTGCCAGCTGCGGACACTCGACACAATGTTTTTCCACAGCTCCCAGATGCCATGTGATTTCCACATCCAGACCTAGGTTGTCCACAGCACCAGCTGCCGCCAGACCTCGGCTTTTGCTCATATATAGTCGCTGCCGCTGCAGTATCTTGTCATTGTCGAGCAGACCGTCCTCGTCGTCGTATCGACCATCGAGAATGTCGTCTAGGAAATTTTGCAGGTATTGACCATCGACGTCTGCGATTGCTCTGGCAGCCAAAATGTCCTGCTCTGCGAATTCAGTGAATAGTGCGTCTGATACTTGGTCCCTGCCGATCCAGTGTGCGTTTGCGTTGGCTTGCAGTATCGTTTCGTAAAACCTATCAGCCCAGGTCAGCTCATCGATGTCACCATCGACCAGCTGCGCCGTGCCGCGCTTCACCTGCCGCCAGTTGAAATTCAGCATGTCGGTGAACCATGCCTGATGGCTGCGATTTGCTGCCTGCTGGAATGCCGATGGTACTGCCCTGATCTCTACAGTTTTCGGTGTGAACGTCAGCACGCGAGTTGCCAGCTGGTCATAGTGTGACCCCAAATGGCTGACACAGTGCCGACTGTTTCTACACATCTTCCCGCAGCTGTATCTCCTCTAGCGCTCGCTGCTGCTGCAGTGAATACCTGGCAGCCCGTGTGACCATGCCTGGCGCAGCCAGTGCGTTCATGTCGAACCATGTGCGGCCATCGTCTAGGTTGTCGATGAACCCTAGTGCCTTCCTAAACTCGCCGCGTGTGGATGCGCCTGAGCGGAATGCTTTTTCTGCTCGATCGTATTTCGCCGTGATGTCCTCGTCGAGTTCTCGGTAGCAGCTGTTATTGAATGCCAGATACTGCTCGGTCGTCAGCTGCAGACCCTCCTCGAAAAATGCCTTGTCCATGGTCATAGCGATGACCGATAGTAGCGGCAAAATCGTGTCCTCGATGAATGCCTCTCTAGCCTCCGCCATGTTGTTGTACGTCTTGCTGTCAGACGGCAGACCTAGAATCATAGGATCTACTCCCAGCGCAGCCAGGATTTCCGTCATACCGTGGACCTTTTGCTCGATGGCTTTGATGTCTGTCGGCGACATGGCGACTCTGGTAATTTCGAATGCGCCAGGCAGGTCCATCGCCTGTCCTCGTCTGTCACGCGTAAATGACTGCCACCTGTCGCGCATGCTCTTTCGCTGCTCGGTGCTTGGCTCCAGTGCGTTGGAATCTTTGGGACTGAAAATCACACCAGGAATGCCCATGTTTGACATCAGCGTGGCGGCATAGTTCGCTGCCTCGTTATCTGTCACGACCTGGCGCAGACATGCCATGAGCGCAGACATGCCCAGTGCAGGATTGTTCGCATCGACCATGCCGTCGCGGAAATGGATAATTTCTGATGGCGCGACGTAAAACATCTGACCGCCGCCATACGGGAAAATCTGATACCTTGTAATCAGTTCATTCCCAGTGTTCGGTGTCCCATCGACATGCACGTCCGATTTTGGATAGACCTGAAACGGCATCAATGGTGCTAGACCAATCATTAACCCTGTCTTGTTTCGACGTTTCAACAGGTATGCATTCCCGTAAACTTTCAGACTGCAACTGATTGCCTTCAGCAGTGTCTGCTGGTCCAGCCCTGGCATCGGGTTGGTCCATGCGAAAATCCTGGCATCAGGTTTGAATGTGACCGCCCCGTCTGGCTGAATCGTTTTCAGCTCTAGTTTTGCCTGTGCGACTTTGGCTGCAATCTTGGCGATGGCGATGGCGACTGTGCTGTTGCTCTCCAGCTGTCCTGCCTCGCTGCGCCAGTCTCGATCGGATGCGCCATAGCGCAGATACCCGCCCAGCATCGCTGTCCCGCCGACGTAAGAATTCCCGACCGTCTCCAGATTTCTGTTCTGTGGTCGCGGCCGTGCTGCTCTTATTTCCAGACCGAATAGTTTCATTTGTTACCAATCCCAGACGTTTTTCGTTTTGAACAGCTCATTATATGCACCTGACCCAGCATCGACCTGGTCGTCGTTTTTGCCTGTGGGAAATTGTCTGAGTTCCTCAATGAACGTCGTATTCCATGGTCCGCGCACCAGTGCCACATTGCCTGCATTCACCTGTGCTGCCAGACCATCAGCCCTGAGTTCCTTCGACCCCGTTTCCCGAATGGCTTTTATATTGTATCCCCCGAATAACCTGATGAAATTTAGTGCGGCATCCTTGCCTGCCGACCCAGGATCCTCTGGCACGACTATCCTGACCTGCTCACCGTCTGCTCTGGCTGTCGACAGCATGCGTGCGTTTCTCTCGTCTGTACTTAGCTGAAATCGCTGCACATCCAGAATGTAGATGCGACCCTGGGCATCCTTTCCTAGCAGCACACCAGCTGTCCAGTCGCCCTTGCCACTGCTCGCTGCGACGTCCCATTTGCGCACCAGCTCGACCATCGGTGGCACGTCTGCTGCATCGATGTATACAAATCGGTCCACCTTGAAAATCGCGCCTTCTCTGACACTTGGATGTCCCTGGAACAATGCCTGAAAATTGTATTCGCCCATTTGCTGGCGCACGTTCTCCAGGAATTCCAGCGGCTTTACCTCTGGCCACAGTGCCTCGCCAGGCTGCCGACCTAGTGCATCGTTTTCCTCCGCGATTGCTGGCAGGTTTATGAATGTCCAGTTCTGGTCTGACTGTTGCTGCAGCCGTCCGATTAAGTCGTCGTGATGCCAGCGTGTGGCGATAACGAATGCTTTTGTGCGTGGATAGAATCGCTGGACCACACTGCCTGTCCACCAGTCCCAAATGTTGCTGCGCTCGATTTGTGACTCCGCCTGCGCTCGGTCCTTGATTGGATCGTCGCATATCAGCAGCGAAATCGGATTGATACCTGTCGGTGCGCTGCCGACTCCCCTGGCGACCAGACGTGCGCCATTTGTCAGTCGCCATTCAGACATGGCATTCGATGATGCATCCAGCACACCCAGCTCATCAGCCAGCTCGCGTGCTGGTCTGCTCAGGTTCCTGTCCGCGAAATCCTGTGAGTAGCCAGTGAAAACGATTGCGTCCTTTGGATGCCTCTGCCCCCAGTACACTGGCAGCCTGGTCGTGATAGTCTGGCTTTTGCCATGTCCTGGCGGCATACTGATGGCGACGTTCTGCAGCTCGCCTCTTATGACCTTGTCGACTACGTCGCACAGGTATTTGATGTGACGTGGAAATCCGTAGTCTGTCGGTTTCCGCAACTGATACCACTGAGAAAATGTCAGGTTATGCTGCTCGATTGCCAGCCGCAGCGCCAGTTCACGTCTGCTTAATTTGCTTAATTCGTTCAAGTTCAGCGACCATCTCCTCCATAGACATTCCGTTTATGTCCTTGCCGTTCGTCGTGATGTCGACCTTGTCTTGTTTGCTGAAATCTGCTGGCCGCCTTCGCTCCAGATACCATGCCGCAGCTTGCCATGTCTGACCAGACGCTGCATGAATCACATTCACATAATGCTCGACTGCCTGCTCCTCCGCCCTTTTTATAGCATCTGAAAACTCTGGAAACTCATGCATCCAGGTATGAAATGTGGGCATCGACACACCAGCACATGTGACCGATGTCGTGCGAGTGTTGCCTAGCGACAATGAGTAGCATATACGCTCGACGACCTCTGGTGTGTACTTGCTAGGTCGACCACCAGGATGTTTCTCCGCCTTTGGTTTTGGCTGCGGCTTTGGCTTTGGTTTAGCTGCTCTTGCTGCCGCTGGTTTCGGCGTTGATTCCTTTTTCGTTGGCATGTATACACTGTACCATCGGCATTCAGGACCACCGACGATGCGTCAGTTCATGGTGTAGCTGCGAATTTTCCCTGACCCAGCGACCCTGAATCTGCTTGTATCCTTTCGCCTGCATCGCCTCGCGTTGTTTTCGCAATTTGATTTTCCTGCTTTCGCGCCTGGTCATGACTTTGGTTTCTCGACGATTTCGGCAGTCACACCGAATCGACCCAGCAACAATTTGCCGATGATGATTTCGGCAGGTTTCGCATCGCTCAGGTCGCCTTCGAATGTCAGCACCTGACGCAGCTTAATTCCCAGCAGTCGTGTAATTTTCTCGACTGGTCCCAGTAATGGATGCCACAACTTCAGGTAGTGCGTGGTCATGGATTGACTGCCGCCCCAAATCCTAGCGCAGCTGCAGCACCAGACACTGCGCCAGCTAACCATCGTTTGGCTGCCAGCTTAAAATCAAACTGCGCATCAATGCTCGTTTTCCACTTGTCCAAGTCGACCATGATGGCTGACAGTAGCCCAGAAAATGCGCCGACGATGATGTTTTTCACGATGATGTTCATGATGTTTTCATTATGACCTCACAGAATCACCCTGCTCTGGCAGGTCAGTGACGTTTTCTTGTTCTCCGTTTTCTCGACTTGTCGCAGCTCGATCACTGCTCCGCCCATCGGCTGCGGCGATAGATTCCAGCCCGCAGCATAACTCGCCTTTGTCTTGTGGTGAATGCCGTAGGTCGACAAATAACTGCCAGTCATAACGCATGTGACAGGTCGCTCAGTAACGCGATGGTGCTGTGAATCATAGTGCATTTTCATATCCATGATTGCGTATCTGTTATGTTTGTGACCTAGCCACAATGCATCGATGTTCGTGTGCCATGCCATCATACGCTGAAAGTCTGTGACACCTTTTGTGACTGGCGCAGCACCACCAGCGCCATGGTGACGATACAATGTCCAGCTGGTCCTTTTGCCCTTCCGAAACATTTGGATGTTCCAGAATCCACACCATCCGCCAGCGATGATGTTTACGTTTGGCAGTTGATTCAACCTGTCAATGAGAATGCTGGTCAGACAAATGTGATGCCGCTTCTCGACATGCGCTTCATGGTTTCCGATGCCGATGCCCTCGATGTGGGCTGCGTACGGCTTCAGAAATTCGTATGCCATTTCCAGCGCGGCGTCCAATGGTGTCGACCCCAGCTGCAGCAGCTCAGGATCCAATGCCTTCAAATCAAATCGCTTAATGTCCGACGGCAGAATCGCATCCCAGACGTCTCCATTCAGGAATATCTTTGCGTCCAGATTGCACATCATCTCGAAATCGTGCCTTAATGCTGGCTTGTATAAACTGCTCGACCCGAAATGCAGGTCAGAAATCAATCCCAGTCGAACAATGTCATGGACCGACGATGTGTGAACCTGCGTTATATGGTTTCGCATAGGCTCTATTTTGAATGTGAATAACTATGTGGATAACTTAGCGATTATGATTTCGGTCGTTCATCAGTGTTTCGACATGTGCGGACAGTTTCGCTAGATGAGTTTCTGTGCGATGCACCAGCTGCTTCATGTCGACGTGATCGGTTTCGATTTGCGTGATTTTCTGCTGCAGTTTCCCGATGTGCAAAATGCCCGCGACCATCGGCAGCAACCATGCCCAGAATGATGAGAGTGCGCTGCTGAGTGCCGATATGGTTTCGACACCTTGCTGCTGGTTTTCTGCTGGCATCAGCGCATCCTCCGACAGAATTCAGCCCAGAATTTCAGACGCACGTTCCGATCGCGCATCACTGACCTGTCGTGTGGATTGTCCAGAAATCCGATTTCAGCCAGGCACGCTGGCGGACCAAAATCCAATACGGCCAGACGACTGTGCTGGCTGTCCGACTCACGCTTTACTCCTCTGGATTTCAGACCTGTCGCCAGGACCAATGCCTCCAGGACCTCTAGTGCGAAAATCTTGTCCTGGCTGTCCCGATAGTAGACCTCGACACCAGTCGCTTTTCCGTCGGCTGCGTTGCAGTGCAGCGACAGGAAATGAGTGCAGCCATTTGCCGCGGCGACATCATCGCGCCTGCCCACTGGCATTTCGTCGTTGTTATCGTCCCTGGTTAGATAGTGCTTTATGCCGTATTGCGGCAGGACGTATTTCCCAGTTAATGCCCACTCCAGTGCGATGTCGGCTTCTCTGACACCAGCTGCGATTGCCCCTGAATCAAACACATCGTCGCGTTTATTTGACATGCCATGCCCAGGATCGATAGCCAGTTTCATTTGATGACCTCGGTAGTTTGAACGGATGCTGGTTTGGTCTGTCGTCTGCTTTCGCAGCACCAGCTACATGAACTTACTTACACCAAAATCATTCTACATTATCAGATTCATCAGGTTCGCCGCGGCGCTCAATTTCGTCCTCGATGTTTTCTAGCCTTGCCAGTGTTTCTGGTCGCAAATACCGTGCATCATTTCGCCACCACTTGTCGTGCTGTTGCATCGTGTTATGCCACATGTGTCGACCTGTGACAGGATTGAAACTCATGATTTCTCGTCCCGTAATGCGTTCGCAATTTCCGCCAGTATTGGATACACCTGCTGTGGCACGACGGCATTTCCTAGGGCTCGCAATCTGTCCACCCTGTTGGGAATCCCATCATGCGCTCGACAAACTCTGGATTCAGTTTCGGCTTCATAGATGACTGGTTCGACGTCCCAGGTCCTCCAATCTCCTCCCCAGATATTTTCATATTTAGCATGAGTGTCACAGGTAGGCTGACTCCCCCGCTCTCCCCTGTTTTTGCTGTTTTTGTAAATGACCCCGTCGGACCCTGCACAAATACATCCTTCTCGCCGATAATCGCTCCCATTGTTCCATCGGATGCTTTCGGTGTCGGCAGCATCTGTCTTGAAATCACCACCTCTAGGTTTGGATGTGGATGGTTGCGTAAATTTTCCGAATCTAGACTTGTCGCCATTGCATTGTTTGCCCGTGGAGTAGGCAACGATAAAAACTCGCTCCCGCCTATGGACAGCTCCGATGTCCTTAGCTCCGTACAGACACCATCCCACGCGATACCCCAGAGACTCCAGGTCGTTGAGTATTCGCCCGAAAAACTTTCCAGACTCGGAAGACAGTAGCCCTCGGACGTTTTCACCCAGAAACCATCTGGGCTGCGAGTCGCGTATGATTCGCACGACCTCGTCCCACAGATCACGCTCGTCAGCAGACGCTTTACGTTGGCCTGCAAGGCTGTGAGGTTGACATGGGAATCCGCCGCTGAGCAGGTCGATTTTTCCTCTGTATTCGGTTGCGTTAAATGTTGTGACATCGTCGTGTATCTTTGTATTTGGGAAATTTTTAGCCAGAATTTTCTGGCAGTATTTGTCGCGCTCCACCATGGCGACTGATTCAAATCCAGCCCATTCAGCTGCTAAATCAATTCCGCCAATTCCTGAGAATAGTGATAAGTGTGTGAGGTTAGATGCCATCGATTTCCTCGCTGTGGTCCTTTGCTGCGGCACGCTTTAGCTCAGACCAGCTGACCTGTGCTATCGGTTTGGTCCCGTCGAAATAGCCATCGGTACGAAATCCCATGCCGAATGCGCACATGCGCTCGACAGCAGCATGCCGCATCAGCACCGACTCGCCAGCCGCCTGATTATAGAAATACCACAGGACAGTGTGCAGCCGTTGCCATCGACCCGCAGCTCGCAGTTTCCGATGCTTGAATTTCACTGTCCTGTCGGATCCACAGCCCTGGACCTCTATCAAATAGACATGTGGACCTAGCTGCGCCAGATAGTCTGGCATGTGGCTGATAGTGTCCGCCAGTAGCCTGGCATCGACGTTCGGTCGACAGATACCAAACCTGTCATACCTGATGCTCTTGCTGCCAGCCCATTTCTCAAATTCCCGTTCTGCGATGTCACCCAGTGTGCGCTCGCGCTGCTCCCAGTTTTGGTCCTTAAAACTCATGTGGATGTCCTGGCGCGTAGATGACCTCGCCGTCTCTCTCAATGGTCCAGCCTGGCGGAATCGTGCCAGCGTACGGAATCAGCAACCAGCTGTCAAATCTGATTTGAAT